CTACTGACGCTCTCAATATGAAAATGGTAATTGCGCCTTCCCATTTCATACTTAATATTTTCCACATCTGATTCTATGCCGTATTGCTGATATAGAACGCCTATAGGCTTATATTTAGTGTGCAGATCAAACAACGTGTCTACACGCTCCTTAGGATTCAACTTATCGCGTATAATATCTACTACATAGCAATTCTTATCTCCCCCAAAACCTAATACCCACATAGCTGTATAATCACTCTGTCTTGTCTTGGTGTTAGCTGGATCTATAACTATATATTTATTTAAATTATCAACTCCTATTGATTCATAATATTTAACCCATTCCCTGCGAAACTCTCCCCCTCCTTCGGGTGAAGGTCTTTGCTGATATTGCCCTGAGAATGCATAAGAACCGAGCGCTAATTTCTCACTCTCTAATTCTTTATCACCCATGCGTTCTTTATGGAGATATTCTCCAGTTGTACGACAAACTCGTATAACTCCTTTTTCAAGCACTTCATCCTTTTCAGCAATCATCGGTAAGCAGAGATGATCCCAACCCCCTTTCTTTAATAGATATCCTGTAAGATCATCTTGGTGCAGCCTTTGCATTATAATAATTATAACGCCCTTTTTCTTATCATTTAGCCTGCTACTAAAAGTTTGCTCAAACCAACTATTTGCAGTACTGCGCATTACATCGGATTGACCTTGCATTGCACTTAGTGGATCATCAACGATAAGGAAGTTAGCTCCCTCACCTGTTGCAGTCCCTCCCACAGATGTTGCTATTCTATGGCCGCGTTGAGTAGTAACAAACTTTCTTTTAGTATTTTGATCAGAAACAATAACAGATTCAGGAAAGGTATCCTTATACCATTGCGACTCGACTACAAGGCGACAGTCTAAAGAGTGTTTATAAGACAATTCTTGACTATAAGAGGCACACATTATCTTTTCGCTAGGATTATGCCCTAATAACCATGCAGGGAAGCTAACAGCTACCGATATGCTCTTTAAATGCCTAGGTGGTATATTAATGATAAGCCGCGTTATATCTCCGCATTGACATGCCTTTAGATATTCAGCGATAAGGTCTATATGCCAATTATGCAGATAGATAGCTGAGGGATCAACTGTTTTGAATACCTTATGAGTAAAAAAAGATAGATCAGTCCTTAAAAGCGCTTCTAATGATTCCAATTTAACCCAATAAACTACATGTCTATTAGGTTAATATATTAGATAACCATTTGATAATCAATGCATTAGCCAATTATCTCCAACTTAGATTAAATATACTCGCTACTACGTACGCTACTAAGCAGCAAGCTAATACTATTATAGAAGCTCCAAGCATTCCTAATATAACGCCTTGTATAAAATCTCTTTTATGTTTATCCATTAATTAAACCTATGATTACATGATACACCAGATATAATAAAGCACCTAAGAGCACTGGCATGACTATACATGCTATTATTGCGAATATAAATATAGCAAAATCCACTAAATAATCTGTGATTGATTTCTTATCAATTGACATTATTATCTTCCTCCATAGAATTATACAGTATCTCTAAAAGATCAATAAATTGTCTTGCTTGTTGCCTATTTAAATGGGCAGTACGTTGTCCATTAATACATTCTGTAAACTGTAAATATCTTTTATCATCATGCTCCACTTCAAAAGTACCTAAGATAAATTCTCCTGCCATGATATCAATTTCAAGCCTAACAGGAGTGCATTCTTCAGGTGGATAATCACTCATTTGCCTCCTCCTTTTTACGCTGCATATAATACCTATCTAGTATTTCTTGATCTGTTGGGTCGACTTGCTTAGTCTCAGTTTTAATAGCCCCGCCATTAGCCCCTGTTTGCTCTATACGCTCAACATAGCCTCTATGCTTCAATTTAGTCTTACAATAGAATATTATCGCTGTAGTGTCTTCCTTATCAATGCGAGTGATTAATTTGTTTTCTACAAAGTCACCTACATCATTCATTACCTCATCACATTGCTTAGCAAAGCTTTCATCTTGTTCGCGCCATCTGTAATAGGTTTGATTAGCAATATTAGCCTTCTTGCATGCTATAGTCACTAGGCCGTGGCAGTCCTTTAAAACCTCATGGAATCCCTCTTTAACGGTCTGTTTATATGGGCTTGGTGCTACTGTATAATCTATATCTCTCATATCATTGCATCAATAAGTTATTATTAATTCTTTCTAATTATAGTAATTATTTCAACACCTGTGGTTTCATTAATGAAGTTGGCGATTTTTTTATGATATTCCGACTTCTTTTCTGGGTCGTTATAATCAACATCGGGTGTATGTGGATCTAAAAAGTGCCGATATATCAACGACGAAAGTTTCTCTGCGTGTTCATATTGACCAGACTCAATAAGCTTATTCATTTCACATAATAGAAATCCTATAGCTTCTAGTATTTGTATATAATTTTTAGGTTGTAGCTCTTTAATCATTATTATCCCTATTAAGCGGTTTCATTAAATCTCCTTATTACCTCAACTCTCCGTAAGAAAAAATGCGGCTCACCTAATTTACTATTCACACGTATTATTTTATTTATCATACCATCAATAGTATTAAAGTCTTCGTCATGATGACCATCAATATAGGAAAATTCATTGTTTACACACTTAATACATAGAGTATCAAAGCTACATCGATATATTTCTTCTAATCCATCGCTATTTCTAATTTTATTTGCAATCATTGCTTCAAATGATATTAATCGAGCTTCTGATATTAATCGAGCTTCGGTTAAATTATTCAGCGACCTAGATTCCTCAAAATCCTCTTTGCTGATGGAGATTTCTTTATATTTTGTCATAACTTCTTTATCCTATTGAAGCCTTTTCCTTTTTAGTATTCTCATTATCCTTTTTTTCAACAAATCTGCGTTTAATATACTTACATCCTTGTCGACTAATAAAATCCTCTTCCATAATAGATATTTTATAAAATAATAACGCAACAATTACAATACCCAATACTAATATTATAACTAATATTTCATATACATTCATTTACTTATTCCGATTATTAACCGGCAATATATCTTTTTTATAAAATATACTCCTATAGTTATAAAAGATTTGATCATTACATTTCCTAATATATAATTTCAATTAGTAATAACTTACTGTAAAGTAACGAATATATCCTAGTAGTGTATTAATTGAAAATCAAGCCCCCAAAGGAAAAAGATATTTGCAAAGCTTTTTATAAGCAATATAAGGAATTGAAAGCTTATAACCAGTTTAAGAACAATGCTTTTGTATTTCACATTGCTAATGAGCAGAATTGCAACCGTAGTTATACTATAATGCTTAAGGGAATGGGATTGACTGCGGGAGTTGCTGACTATTGCGTAATAACTAATGATGGTAGGGTTGCATTTATAGAGTTTAAACGTGATGCTAAGTGCAAGCTAAGCCCTAAGCAATTAGAGTTTAAAGCTGAGTGCGAGCAGCGTGACATTGTTTATAAGGTAGTTTGGAATGTTGACGAGGCTATTAAGTTTTTAAGTGGTAACACAATCTTAACATAATTCCTTAGATTCTCTATTGACACTGTCAGGGCTAATGGATATACTAATGAATATCCCAAGGGGTTAACAGTAATAAGGAGTAGTAAAATGAGTACAAGAGCAGTTTATACATTTATAGATAAAGATAGCACATTTCATGTATACAAACATCATGATGGCTATCCGTATGGAGCATTAAGGTTTATAGAAAAGGCAAAAGATTATGCTTTCCCTTTACCTAGATTTGAAGCTGATGAATTTGCAGCGGCTTTTATAGCTGCGAATAAAGTATCGAAAGTATCGAAACAGTCGGTTTTAGAAAAGAAAGGGGACATTGAAGCAAATCAAGGGGGCGGCATTCGGTTAACCAACAGCTATGAAGGCCATCGTGACTTAGAGTTTAGGTATGAAATATCACTAGTTGAAAACAAGCTTTATGTGACAATTTTTGATATTAATATTAGTGATTCTGGTTGTAGCTTTGATGGCGCATTTGACGCGGGGAGTCTTGAAGACTTGTTAATAAAATATGTTAAGGAGTAAAGCCATGTGGTATTTAATCTTAGGAATAATAATAGGAATAATATTAAGTAATTAAGGAGTAATAAAAATGACTGAAACAATAAACGCAATGAAAATAATAGTAGAGGTAACTACCTCATATGGCCAAGAAAGGATTTACCCTAAATGTGAGAAAGGTCACTTATTGGCTCAGCTAGCAGGACACAAATCATTGACACGACAAGATCTAGCGATTATCAAAGAGTTAGGCTATAAAGTTGTGGTTGAAACACCTGAATTATAGCATATTTAATAAGTTATAAAAATAAAATGGAGAGTAAATAATGAGTAATATATTTGAATGTTTTGTCGGTAAACATTGTATAATTAGAACATATTCGGCAGGTGTTCACATGGGAGTTGTTAAAGCAGTAGGTGAAAAATCTGTAATATTGCAGAATGTAAAAAGACTTTGGTTTTGGAAGGGTGCTTTTACACTTAATGAGGTAGCGACTATTGGGATTGGATCAGGAAGCAGGGTATCAATTGAAGTCGAAGAAATTGGTTTGACGGAAGTTATAGAATATCTACCGACTACTGAGAAAGCTAGAGGGACTTATGAAAAGTATATCGAATAATATGAGTATTGACGATGGCAATGGCTCTGGCGATGGTTCTGGCTATGGCCATGGCGATGGCGATGGCTATGGCAAGGGCTATGGCTATGGCAAGGGCTATGGTTGTGGCAATGGCTATGGCAATGGCTATGGTTCTGGCTCTGGTTCTAGCTATGGCTCAGGTTCTAGCTCTGGTTCTGGCGATGGTTCTGGCTCTGGCCATGGCTCTGGCTATGGCTATGGCGATGGCCATGGCGATGGCTATGGTTATGGA